TGCATTTGAATTCTTTGGTGGCACTGTATCTCCAAAAAATCTTTATGCGTATGCTACAGCAGATGATGACTTTGACTTTGATTTTGGTTACACTGGAACTGTAACAAATGGTATTGCAAAACGCGATCCTCAATTTGTAGACAATGGTGATGCTGGTAATGGTGTAGAATGTGATAATGATGGTGTGGGCTCATTGGCACAACCATTTACACATCCTAAATTAATTGGAATGGTATTAGTTGGACCTAATAATCAAACCGCATTAGCTAACCACAATCTAGGTTTAAGATTTAGAAGAGCTACACAATTTACAGTAAAGAATAGTGTTATCTACGGTTGGATGAAAGGTGGACTTAGCTTAGAAAGTAATGAAACAGCTCAAGCAGTAAAAGATGGTGTATCTATATTTGAAAACAATTCAGTAGGTGCATTTAATCCAACTTTAAATTTCATTAGTAAAGCAACTACAATCCTAACTAATGATCAATTAAAGACTTTAGCTTTAGGAAAAGGTAATAAAGAGATTGATGTTATTATTCCTGAATTAGCCATGCCTACTTGGATCAATGGTTGGACTAAATTTCCTAGTAAGGGACAATAAAAAAAGTGTCCCACTATAAAGATTAACTATATCCAATAAACAAATCTATCTTATATTTGTATTGAAACAAATCAAAATAGAAAAATGAAAAAGATGGTTATCGCTATGGCAATGCTTGTTATGCTTGCCTCTTGTGGTGGTTCTGGTGAGACTCCTGCCACTGATTCACTTGTAGCTCCTGTAGATTCAGTAGCAGCTCCAGTTGACTCTGTAAATGTAGTAACTGATTCTGCTCAATTAAATGATGCAGTAGGTGCTGGTCAATCTGCACATGAGATTCCAGTAAAGTAATTACTATGGGCTGTCGAGGGAAACGCTCGGAACGACTACCGTTGAAACGTCTTTTTACATAAAATCAAATACTTATTATATGAAAGTTCTCTGTATAAATGGATATGAAGATGTGCTTACTGAAGGTGAAGTTTATACTGTAGCTCAAGTAACTATAGGTAATAACTTTTTATTAGAAGAGGTTGCTGTTCCAGAAGGATATACATCATTTAACTCTAATAGATTTGTTCCTCTTATTACAAGCGATGAAACTGTTTATGAAGAACAATCTGTAGTAGACTATACTACATAGATCTTTAAAATATGGGGATAACCGGTATCGATCCGAATGTTGAGGTAATACTACATGCAGGCATTTGAGTATACTGCCTTAGAAGATACTAAACAATAAACGCTGAAGAATTATCTTCTTTCACTTTCGAAGACGCAATGTCTTTCGTTGGTGCTGACTACGCAGTAGCTGCCTAGTCAAACTCGGGTGAGTAACCTAGGAACAGAACTACTCCGAGTATTCACGATCGACTCGTTAAATAAGGACTGTGGATTAGTTTTCTTGATAGTCATAAAATCAAGTGGTGGATCCGACCATAACAAGTCAGCCCTTACGGTGCAGCGCAAGCAGTACTAAGCATGTGAGACGTTAGTATTATTGTCTCTTTCGGAGACGTGGGTTCGAATCCCACTATCTCCACTAAAAATTAAAAAAAAACAAAAAATATGAAAAAAGTATTATTAGCGAGTTTAGTATCAATTATGTTTTTTATATCTTGTGATTCTCCGAATCAAAGAAATACGCAGGAGCAAATAACTATTGTAAAAGACTCAACAGATCTAGCATCTAAACCAGTTTTTGTAAAAAATGAAAGATCAAATACCCCAGCACAAAGCGCTCAAAGCGTATGCGGAGCATCTACACCATCAGAGATCTATTCAATGTATTCTGACAACTTTCCAACAGTAGGAACAAAATTATTTTTAGATTCTTCTTTACAAAAAGTTTTTGATGGCAAAGGTGTTATATGGGCTGTAAATTGGAAAGGGTCTGGAGGAGAGAAAAAATATGCTTTAACTATTGATCAAAATGGTCAAGTTAGTAAAGTAGAAAACTGCCAATAGAAGTTATTTAAAAATGTGGCCGAATAAATCCTTGAGAGGGATTAAGGCACTGATAAGATGGCTGAAAAGCTATTGAGTTGGGTTTCACAGACAGATGAGTTAAAACCACCACCACTAAGGGTAGAATGCGCAACCTGAAAGTGCTCTGGATATGCCGAAGATAATTGACACGATCTCCGCAGGCGTTGCTGGTATACAATCCAGCTAGTCTTAACACTTAGACTGATCATCTTTGTGGACTATGGGTGAAAAGGGGTCTGTCCATGGATTGTGGGTAATCGTTACTCCCATCAATTTATAGGGAGGTCAGAAATGGCTTCCCTTTTTTAATGATCCTTAGCTCAGTTGGTTAGAGCAACAGACTCATAATCTGTGGGTCCTCGGTTCAAGCCCGAGAGGGTCAACAAGGCTACTGTTCTTTGACATATAAGGAGAAACAAAACATGGAAACACTATCATTCGTTTTAGGGATAGCATTCGTTGTGGTTATAGCTTTGGCTATAGTTGCTACTTATGCCTTCGTTAAGGTAATAAAAGTGAAAAATCAATTAGATAATACTCAAAGACAACTTGATTCAGTTGTAGGTGAAATTTATCAAAATATAGCTGAAGAAAATAGACATTGTCACTCGAGAATTGATGGTTTTGAAAAAGACATCTATTCACAATTAGATTCAAGACTAGATAAATTAGAAACTAAATTAACAAACAAAAAATAAAATAGTTAGAGAACAGTAGTCTTTTAATAAAAAAAGCCGACATAAACCGGCTCTTTTTTGTTTTAAATAAAGTGTTTTAATTACGCAGCTTTTTTCTTCTCCCAAAGAGACCAACCAGCACCAAACAAAGTCATAACACCACCAAGAACTTCTTGGAATAGGCTCTCATCAATCAAACCTTTTGCAACGATAATACCGCCAACAAAAGTAAGGGCGTGTCTGATAAGTCCTAACAATTCATTTTTTTTCATTTCTAATGATTTAAGTTAAAAATATGTACCAACTTATATTATAGGTACAAGAATAAATATCTTTCTAAATCAATAAAATGAACCACTCTAAAGATCGATTATATCAATATCAAAAGACATTCTTATATTTAAATAAATAAAACGTTATGATATTAACTATTTACATTATCAGCATAATTTACTGCATATATAAAATGTATACAAGTTATGCCAAAAGAAATGAAGATCCTCTATATGCGTCTCCTGCATTAGAAACATTAGCCATATTAGTGATGGCACCAGTATTAATGGCAGTTGATGTTAGCTTTACTTGGGTAAGAAAGTACAAAGAGTATAAACAAGAAAAACAAGATAGAATTTATTAATCATTGTCAGGTGGTGAAAGAGTAGCTACACGGCATACACACCCACTCGTCTCGTGGGCGCTGAAAAACAAGATAGGTATTTAGATATGGGTTGACCACAAAGCCGGCTATTTTGTCTAATACCAAATTGCAGCATGGAGGTTCGACTCCTCCCCTGACAGCTCTTTAAACCTGGATGGCGAAATCGGTATACGCGCAAGACTTAAAATCTTGTGAGCAGAAAAAGCTCGTGTGGGTTCAAGTCCCACTTCAGGTACTAAAATAATAGTTATGCAAAACAACCCAATCGACAAATGCGTAATGTGTGGTAAAGATACGCCATACAGATTTAATGATCACATCGATATTAGAATAGGATATGTTGAAGGTGCTGGTCAAGGATGCTACCAACCACACATGTGTAGCCAAGAACGTAGTAGAAGACTAATTACAGTTAGTGAAGAATTAATTTATTCAACACCCAATGATCAAGAATTAGGAGGTAAAGTAAGAGAAATTTATTGGAGCTCTAAAAAAATATAAATTATGGTTTTAGCATTATTTGTAGTAGCTATATTATGGATTTCTTATGAAGTATGGAGAGCCCCATTAATAGATGATAATTACAATACGGTAGTACCAGCAAAAAAACTAAAAGATTTATTTAAAAAGAAATAATATGCAGGATCAAAGAATGAAAGTCAACATAGACTTAAAAAAGACTACATCAGTAGTATGCGAAGAGTGTTCTAATACAACATTTCAAGAAGCTCTTATGCTTCGTAGGGTTAGCAAGTTTTTAACAGGTGAAATGCAAGACGGAGTTATTCCTATTGCAACATTTGTATGTACAAAATGTGGACATGTTAATAAAGATTTTTACCCTAAAGAATTAGCTAATGAGCAAGAATAAAGATATATACGGAACAATAACAACATATAATGATTCTAATAGTAGAATAGTAGTTAAGACTGACTCTATTGTAGATTCTATTGTAGACAAATTTATAGATCGTTCTAGAGTAGGTAAAGAAAAATACGGAGTTACCTTAGATCGTGAAGATTGGTCATTAGAACAGTGGATAGAAGCCGCAATTGAAGAACATATGGATGCTATTCTATATCTACAGAAAATCAAATCTATTATTACAGGTAAAAAGAAATAATGCCCAAACCTAATTTAAACATCAATTGGGCTACCCAAACTCCCGTATCTTATTCTCAATATTCTATTTATAAGCAATGTGAATACCAGTGGTATTTGACTTATATAAAGAAAGAGAGTTCATTTAAGCCATCTATTTATTTAGTATATGGTACTGCAATGCATGAGACTATACAGGAATATCTTAAAATCATGTATGAAAAGTCTGGTAAAGCTGCAGATGAACTTGATCTAAATAAGATATTAGAAGACAGGATAGTCGAAAACTATAAGTCCAGTATAGTAGATAACAAAAATGAACACTTTAGTACTAAAGAAGAATTAAAAGAATTCTTAGCAGATGGACAAGCTACTTTAGATTGGTTCAAGAAGAATAGATCTAAATACTTTTCAAGAAAAACATCTGATTTAGTTGGCATAGAAATTCCTATCTTACTTCCAGTAATAGATGATATCCCTGGAGTTCTTATGAATGGATCTATAGACTTTATAATATATGAAAAGGCTGTAGACAAGTATACTATCTATGATATAAAGACATCAACTAAAGGATGGTCTGACTATGAAAAGAAAGATCAAACAAAGATCAATCAGATACTTCTATACAAAAGGTTTTATTCCAAGGCAATGAATGTACCAGAAGAAAAAATTGATGTTAAATTCTTTATAGTAAAAAGAAAAGTATTTGTTAACCCCGACTATCCAACATATAGAGTTCAAGAGTTTATACCGGCTAATGGAAAGAAAAAAGTACAAGATGCATTTGAAGACTTTTCTAAATTTATAAGAGAGTGTTTTAATTCTAATGCTAAGCATAATAAGGAAAGGCAGTATTTAAAAAATATTAATAGCTGTAAGTTTTGTCCTTATACAAATAAACCTGAATTGTGTAATAAAACTCTATAAAATATTTTTTTATTTACATATTTATTTGTATATTCTTGTATATTTATTATAAAAGAAAATATGATAAATAAATCAAAGAGAGTTATAACATCGGTAAAAATACCGGAAACTCTATATGAAGACTTTAAAGTAACATCTGTTAAGACTAAAATAAATCTACAAGATATAGTTGAAAGAGCTATGTATATGTATCTGACAGATTCAGAATTTAGACAAAGTATTCATGAACAATATAATACTCATTATACAGGATCTAGTTTAATTGAAGCAATAAAATAAGTTACACATGATAAATGGTTATATTCCTCAAGCACAAAGAAAAAAAATCCTTTTTCTATGTGATGATATTAGAATGACAAGCGGTATCTCTACAATGGCTAGAGAAATAGTTGTAGGAAGTTCTCACGTATTTAATTGGGTAAATGTAGGCGGTGCGATTAACCACCCAGATCAAGGAAAAAAATTAGATATATCTGCTGATACCAATAAAATTATGGGTATTAATGATTCATCTGTTTTTATCTATCCAACTAATGGATACGGAAGTCCTGAATTAATTAGGCAATTAATTGAAATAGAAAAACCAGACGCTATTTTCTTTTTTACAGATCCTAGATATTGGGTTTGGTTATTTCAAATGGAGAATGAGATTAGGAAAAAAATACCTATGATCTATTTAAATATTTGGGATGATCTCCCCGCTCCACTTTATAATCAATCATTCTATGATTCTTGTGATACTTTAATGGCTATATCAAAGCAAACTCTTAATATCAATAAAATGGTTTTAGGAGATAAAGTAAAAGGAAAACTTCTTAAATATGTTCCTCATGGAATTAATGAAAAGATATTCTATCCTATTACTGAATTTATGCAATCTCAAAATGCAGCTTTAGAAAAAAAGAAAAAAGAAATATTTGGTGATTTTAAACCTGAGTTTGTAGTATTCTATAATGCTAGAAACATTAGAAGAAAATGTACTTCTGATTTAATTGCGGCCTATGCTACATTTTGTGATAAAATAGGAAAAGAAAAAGCTAGCAAGTGCGCTTTATTAATGCATACTCAAAGAGCAGATGAAAATGGAACTGACTTAAATGCAGTGACAGACCTAATATGCAATCCAGAATATCAAAAAGTATATTTTTCAGATGCAAGACTTAATGCAGAAGAAGTAAACCTACTTTATAATATGTCTGATGTGACTGCTTTAATTTCATCTAATGAAGGTTGGGGATTGTCTCTAACAGAATCTATGATGGCAGGTAGAATGATTATAGCTAATGTTACAGGAGGAATGCAAGACCAAATGAGATTTGAAGATGAAGATGGTAAGTGGATTGATTTTAATGATAAGTTCTGCTCAAATCATTTTGGTAAATATAAAAAGCATGGTGAATGGGCATTACCAGTATTTCCTACTAATATTAGTATCGTAGGATCTATACCAACTCCGTACATTTATGATGATAGATGCGACTTTAGAGATGTTGCTAAAGCAATTGAAAATTGTTATAATTTATCTCCTGATGAAAGAAGTAGAAAGGGTATGTCTGCTAGAGAGTGGGTATTATCTAATGAATCTATGATGAGTGCCGCTCATATGTGTGATAATGTTATATCTACTATAAATGAAACTATTGATACATTTAAACCTAAAAAACAGTTTGAATTAATTAAGACAGAAAAATTAGAAAGAAAAAAAATTGTACACCCTTTAGTTTATTAATATGAAACAGTTGTGCGTAATTAGTTGTCCTATTGACACATATTCAGGTTATGGTGCTAGATCTAGAGACTTTGTTAAAGCTCTATATGAATTAAAAAAAGAAGAATACGATATTAAAATCATATCTCAAAGATGGGGAGTTACTCCTTGGGGATATATTAAAGACAATAAAAAAGAATATAGTTGGTTAGAATCTTTAATTCTACAAGTTCCTCAATTACCAAAACAACCAGACATTTGGATTCAAATTACTGTACCTAATGAATTTCAACCTATTGGAAAATATAATATAGGTTTGACTGCCGGTATTGAAACTACAATTTGTGATCCTAGTTGGATTGAAGGAGTTAATAGAATGAATATAACCCTAGTATCTTCAGAACATTCTAAAAAAGTATTTCAACAATCTACATTTGAAAAAAGAGACCAACAAAATCAAGTTCTTGGAGTAATTAAACTTGAAAAACCCGTTGAAGTTTTATTTGAAGGAGTAGATTTAAATAAGTACTTTCATATTGAAGATGAAGATCTTGAAGAAACAGATGTAGTATTAGAACTAGATGAGATTAAAGAAGAGTTTTGTTTCTTATATGTGGGGCATTGGCTTCAAGGAGAATTGGGTGAAGATAGAAAAAATACTAGCTTAATGCTAAAAACATTCTTTGAAACATTTAAAGATAAAAAAAATAAGCCAGCATTAATAATGAAAACATCTGGCGCTGGATCTAGTATAATGGATCGTGATGAAATGCTTAAAAAGATTGATTCTATTAGAAGTATGGTTAGTGGAGATTTACCTAATGTTTATTTACTTCATGGTGAATTAGATGATAAAGATATTAATAATCTTTACAATCACCCTAAAGTTAAAGCTATGTTTAATCTAACTAAAGGTGAAGGATTTGGCAGGCCATTATTAGAGTTTACACTTAGTAAAAAACCAATCATAGTGTCTGCTTGGTCTGGACATGTAGATTTTCTTGATAAAGAATTTTGTTGTTTAATTGGTGGAGATTTAAAAAATGTTCATCCATCTGCTCAAGTACAGAATATGATATTAGCAGAATCTTTGTGGTTTAATCCAGACATTAATGAAGCAAGTACATATTTAAAAAATGTTTATGAAAAGTATTCTAAATATGAAGAGTTAGCAAAAAGACAGTCTCACATATCTAGAACTAAATTCTCTTTTGATGAAATGAAAGGTTTACTTTCAACATATTTAGATAAAATTCCAAAACAAACTCCTATTCAACTTCCGCAATTAAAGAAGATAGAACTTCCTAAACTTAAAAAGGTAGACTAATGACATCAAGTGAATTTACAACATGGTTAAAAGGATTTGTGGAAGCTTGTAATGATTTTTCTCCTACACCTAAACAATGGGATAAAATAAAAGAAGTTCTAGAAAAAGTATCTGATAACAAAAGCTTTTCTATAGGAGTAGGCGGGACTGGTTTTCTAAATACATCCGGGAGAACAGACGTTACTTCATTACCATCAGGAACAAATATTACTTATACAACTAAACAACAACTCAATGACTGATAATTTAATAACATGTCCAAAGTGTAAAGCTCCAGAGTCCTGTTACACTCAACCTGTAAATGAATTTCATAAAGCGTATGTTTGTCTATCTTGTGGTTTTCAAACAAACGACTTAATGCGTGAAAATGAATTTAACTTTAAAGAATACGAGAATGAACTTCCTGAACTTTATAGAGATATAAAAGAAATTGATGAAGATGGAAGAGTTTGGTATCCTAATGTAATTAATATAGAAGGTAAAGGAACAGTATTTGCTAATGGCGCTTCTAAAGATGAATGGGAGTGGAGCTCTATCAAGAGTATAAAACTTACTAAAGAAGAAAAAGAACTCCCTAAATTTAAAGGAAAAAAATATAAGTCAGATTCTAAAACACTAAAGAGTTTTGGTAAAGATTATTTTGAAGCTTGTGACTATATTGGATTTTTTGATATAAAATAAATGTTATGCCATCAATTAGTTATGCTATAACCGCCTGTAACGAGCACAGGGAACTATCCTTTCTATTAGAAGTTTTACGTAATAATATACGTCAAGAAGATGAAATAGTGATCCAATTAGACTCTAATGCGACTAAGGAGGTTAGGTCTATTGCCAAAGACTATATAGAATTTCCTCTTAATAAAGACTTTGCATCATTTAAAAATAATCTTAGTAAGCATTGTACTAAAGACTATATCTTTCAAATAGATGCAGATGAGTATCCTCATCAACATTTAATTACTAACTTGGGAGATATATTAGAATATAATCAAACAATTGATGTAATTTTAGTACCTAGGATTAATACTGTATCTGGACTAACTGCACAACACATTGGTCGGTGGGGTTGGAATGTTAATGATAAAGGATGGATTAACTTTCCGGATTATCAATGGAGAATATGGAAAAATAATAGTAAGATTAAGTGGATAAATAAAGTACATGAACGCTTAGAAAGATTTGAAACATACTCAGTATTGCCACAAATGGAAGAATACTGTTTATTTCATCCTAAAGATATTCAAAGACAAGAAAAACAAAACGCTTTATACGAAACAATATAGTTATGAAAGAAATATTAGGATTAGTAGAAAAGTATATTAAAGAAAAACACGCAGAAAAGAAATGGGAAGCAGGAAAAGATTGGGTTCAATATGCAGGACCGTATTTTTCTTCAGATGAATATGTTGCCGCTGTTAAAAGTTTATTGACTGAATGGTTAGTATTAGGAGCAGATGCAAACAAATTTGAAACAAGGTTTCCTAAAAAGTTTGGTAAAGACTATGGACTATTAGCCAATTCAGGATCAAGTGCTAACTTATTAATGATGTTAGTTATGACATCTAAAAGAGGTCGTAACTTACCTAAAGGTACAAAAGTAATTACACCAATTGCAGGTTTTCCTACTACTATTAATCCTATATTACAAGTAGGATTCACTCCTATATTTGTTGATATTGAACTTGAAACTCTTAATTTAGATCTTGATCAAGTAGAACAAGCATGCATAAATAATCCTGATGCAAAGATTATTACATTTGCTCACGTATTAGGAAATCCTCCCAATATGAAAAAGCTTATGGAAATTGTTGAAAAGTATGAATTAATTTTATTAGAAGATTGTTGTGACGCATTAGGATCTTTCTATGAAGGAAAACCTTTAGGATCATTTGGTGAATTAGCAAGTTGCTCATTTTATCCAGCGCATCATATGACTATGGCAGAAGGTGGATTTGTTGCATGTAAAGATGAACAAACTGAAAGAATTATACGTAGCTTTAGAGAATGGGGTCGTGGTTGTTATTGTATAGGTAAGCAAAACTTGTTAGAAAAAGGATCATGCGGTTGCCGCTTTAATAATTGGCTACCATCGCTACCAAATGATTTATTTGATCACAAATATGTTTATGAAGAGATAGGCTATAATTTAAAACCTATTGAGCTTCAGGCATCAATTGGATTAGTACAGATGGAAAAGTTAGAAGAAATAGGAGTTAAGAGAAGAGAAAACTATAAAAATCTATTTAATGCTTTTAAAAAGTATGATCAATATTTTCATTTACATGAAGCACAAGCAGGAGCAGATGTAGATTGGTTTGCATTCCCAATAACTTTAAAAGATGATGCGCCATTTAAAAGATCAGATATTTGTCAATTTTTTGAAGCAAATAAAATACAAACAAGACCGTATTTTGCAGGTAATATTATGTTACAACCTGCTTATGAAGGACTTATGGATCCAAAAGAAGTTATTGAAAAGTTTCCTATTGCAAGAAAAGTTACTACAGATACATTTTTTTTAGGAACATCGCCGGTAATTAATAAAGAAAAGATAGACTATATAGAAACTATTCTTAATAAATTTATTAATCAAATATGAAAATAGCTTTTCTTACAGAGATGGGATTCTCAGGGAAAATATCAGAAGATCATCGTAATATGAGAACTGAATTTGCATGGATGCATGCATTAAATGCTGATCACTATAATATAAGATTATTTGAGTCTATTCAAAACTATGATCATATTTTTATTATATTTCCAAAAGGAGAAGTTTATTTAAATTCAATAGGAGTAAAACTAGTAAATAATACAAATCCTATCTCAGATATATTAGTATCTAATCTAGTTACTAAATTAAAATCTAAAAATAAAAAAGTTCACTTTGTACAAGAAGGTCCACACTGGTTATGGAACGATTATAAAGTTTATGATCAAATACATTTTTATAATTTAATACAAGAATGCGATTCTATATTTGCGCATAATGAACATGATACTCAATATTATAAAGGTTTATTTCCAAATAAGAAAGTAAATACTATACAAACTTTAATGATAGAAAAAAATCTATCTTCAATAATTCCCACTAAACAAGATATTTGTATTATTGGAGGAAATTTTGCTAGATGGTATGGAGGTTTTGAAAGTTATATAGTAGCATCTAAGTTTTCTATTCCTATATATGTTCAAGATTCTCATGCTAAAAGAGAAGCAGAGGAAATGATGGATGAATTAAATCATCTACCAAGAATGGAGTGGTTGGATTGGATGAAAAATTTATCTAACTTTAAATATGCAGTGCATCTAATGCCTACGATAGCAGCAGGTACTTTTAGTTTAAATTGTGCATATTTTGGAATACCTTGTATAGGTAACAGAGAAGTAGACACTCAAAAAATATGCCATCCTAGTTTATCTGTAGATGTTAACGATATAAATAGAGCCGTAGAATTAGCTACTACTTTAAAAGAAAATAAATCATTTTACGAAGAATGTAGTTATATTGCAAAAAACAATTACAATAAATACTATTCTATAGAAGTCTGGAAAAAAGATATAATCCAAAAACTTTATACTTTATGATAACTGCTGTATTTACATCTTGCGGTAGATTTAATTTATTAGAAAAAACAATGCAGAGTTTTTTTAATTATATAGACTTACCTATAGAACAGACTATAGTCATAGAAAATTCAGCGGATCTAAATATTGAAAAACATATGGAAAATATATCCATTTCTATAAATAGACCTTTTGATCTAATAATTAATGAAGAAAATATAGGACAAGTTTCTAGTATAGATAGAGTGTATTCCTTTGTTAATACAGAATATATTTTTCATTGTGAAGATGATTGGGAATTTTTTGATACTGGATTTTTATCTAAATCTAAAATACTTTTAGACGATAGACCCGATATAGTTAATATTAATTTAAGAGTTAGATTTGATGGAGAAAAAGGTAGCATGCATCCCATAACAGATATTATGACAAGTACCTCAGGAATTAGATACCATGAATATGAAAAAAACTATTTAAATGCTTGGCATGGATTTTCATGGAATCCTGGATTAAGAAGAAAAAAAGAGTATGAATTAATAGGATCGTTTAAACAACATGGAGAAGAATCCGCGGCAGGTAAGTTTTACAAAGACCACGGATATACATCAGCATGTTTGGAAAAATCATATTGTAAACATATAGGAACAAATAGTATAACCCCAAAATCAAATAAATAATGAAAAAAAGGATTTTAATAACAGGTGGAAGCGGATTTTTAGGAAGAAATTTAGCTCTTAAATTAAATGGCAAATACGAAGTTTATTTAGGTGCTAGAAATAACAAACAAAATTTTCAAGCAAAGAAAACTACTAATGCTACTACATTACCTTTAGATATTTCTAATATTGAATCTATAAGAGATGCCTTTAAATTTGTAAGACCTGATATTGTTATTCATGCTGCAGCAACTAAGTTTGTAGATCTTTCAGAGGTATATCCTCTAGAAAGTATAGATGTAAATATATTAGGTTCTCAAAATGTTGCTAGAGTTGCTATGGAATATGAAGTAGATTTTGTAGTGGGAATTTCTACTGATAAAGCCTGCCCTCCCGTAAGAAACATTTATGGTCTTACAAAAGCTACAATGGAGAGAATGTTTTGTCTACTTAATGGAAAGACTAAAACTAAATTTGCTTGTGTAAGATATGGTAATGTTGCATGGTCTACAGGATCTGTTTTACCTATTTGGAAAAAAATGCATGAAGAAACAGGAATAATAGGAACTACAGGCCCAGATATGAGAAGATTTTTCTTTACAGTAGATCATGCAGTACAACTTGTAGAAACTGCTATGAATAATATAGATCTTATACAAGGTCAGATTTTATCTAGAGTAATGAAGTCTGCTAAAATTGAAGATATTTTAAATGTATGGACAAAACACTTTGGAGGAAAATGGGAAAAAATTACTGACAGACCCGGTGAAAGAGACGATGAATATCTAGTAGGAGAATCAGAACTTTCATTTTGCCAAACATTAGAGTTTAACGGGGTTAACCATTTTTTAATTCATCCTAATGAAAAAGTAGAAACTCCGCATCCTTTTATTTTTACTTCTAAAGAAGCTGAAAGATTGACTGAGGAAGAAATCTTAGAGCTTATTAAAGCACAACCTGATACTCTATAATGTTTAAAAATGCTATCATATTATCAGGAGGTTTAGGTTCTAGAATGAAACCTATAACAGAATATGTTCCAAAAGCTTTGGTTAAAGTTAATAATGTATTTTTAATAGATCATGTAATAAATTTTCTAAACTCAAATAATATAGAAAATATCTATGTTACTTATGGATATAAAGGAGATATACTTGTTAAAGAATTAGAAAATAAAGTTTCTGGTTTTATTAATACAAAAAATAAAGATAATTCATATTTTTTATTTAACAGTATTATAAAATACATTGATGAACCTATAGTAATATCACCATGTGATGTTATCATAGATTTAGATTTAAAAAAAGTATATGATGAATATGTAGAGTTAGGATCTCCTTCTGCTTGTATAATTCCTATAGATATAAAATTAGAGGCAGATAAAATACTACATAGTAATAACATTATAGATAAAATATCTAGAGATTGTGAATCTAATTTATTTGCAAGTGGAATACAAATATTAAATCCTAAAAAAATTAATGATAATATATTAAGTTCTGATAATTTTTATAATGTTTGGAATTCTCTTATAAATTTAAAATCTTTATATGTTGTAAAAACTATGCCAACTAAATGGAAAGTTTTTGATAAATTAACTGATCTTGTATGAATTTAGAAAAATGGTCTATAAAAGATGCGCACTTTTCTCATGCCTATTCTACTAGTAATTGGTTTAAGCCAACATACTTTGAGTGGGATTTTAATAATGTCTTAAATAATTTTATATTTTTTACAGACAGCCATGTAAATACAGTTAGCAATTTAGAGTATAAACACCTTAAAAAGTATGCATGGTTAATAGAATCCCCAGCGGTTACTAGAGAAGCATATAATTTTGTAATGTCAAATCATCATTTATTTGATAAAATATTTACTCACTCAGAAAGTATTTTACAATTTCCTAACTCATATATAGTTCCTATAGGAGGATGCCATTTAGATGAAGAAGAGATTAAGCTAGACTATGAAAAAACGAAGTTAATATCCATGATGTATTCAGATAAAAACTTTGCTCCTGGTCATAGTATTAGACATAACATTGCTAAAATGTATGGAAATTTAATTGATGTTATGGGAAGTGGAACAGGTACAGGAAGAGTTAAAAAAATACATTCAGTAAAAGACTATGCTTTTTCTGTAGTAGTTGAAAACATTAAAGAGGGTTATTATTTTACAGAAAAAATAATAGATTGTTTCCTATCAGGATGTATTCCTATATATTATGGATCTAAATACATACAAAATTTTTTTAATTCTAACGGATTTTTAATTTTTGACACTTATGAAGAACTTGAAAAGATAATAAACAATCAAGAATACTTGATAAATTTTTATAATTCTCATCATAAAGAAATAAAAGAAAATTTTAATTTAGCTTTAAAACATAAAATAGGAGAAGATTTTTTATATACAAAATATAAAGACATACTATGAGGATAGCATTATGTATATCAGGACAACCAAGAAGTTTAATAGGTGGCTGTAATATGTTAAACCATTTATTAATACAACCAAGTAATATCACGGATATCTTTGTACATTTATGGTATGATTCTTCAATGGATGGAAAGCCGTTTAATTCTTCTCAGCCACATCTAGACAATAAAATAGGAACATGGCAACCAGACTCGGATAACTATGTAAGAGATCAACTTAAGCCTGTTAGTATGGTAGTAGAACCTCAAAGAGATATGAATGAATTTTCACATCTTAAAGATGTACCTGGCCGAGCTAATCAAAAAGCATTAGCGAGTATGTTCTGTTCGGTTACAAAGGCTAATAACCTTAGAAAAGAATATGAGGTAAAAAATAATATCAAGTATGATATTATAGTACGTAGTAGAATAGATCATATATACCATAAACCGATAGATGTAAGAACTTTTTTTAAAGAAACAGACAAGGATTGTGTATATGTTCCATATAACCACCAGTATATGAGAGATAACCACTACTTGATAGCTAATTCGGGATTGCGCTATCCAAGTATGTCTGAAACTTTTATGTTTGCAAATCCTGAAAATATGGATAAGGTATGCGAAGTATTTCCTAATTTTGAAAAAATATATGAAGACATCTATCCTGAAAATTATTCAGAGTGTTATATAGGTTATCAAGTGCAAGGTATACATAAATTAAAAGTTAAATCAGTAGATGCACCTTATGACATCTATAGAGGAATTTAAAATTAAATTATATGAATAAAATATCTGTTTTTGGGTCTACTGGATTTATTGGAAGTCGTTTTTCTGAGCTATACTCAGACGAAATTATTCGAGTTTCAAAACATCAATATACATCTCCAACTAAAAACATTCTGTACTTTATTAGCACAATTGATAATTACCACATACACACTAATTTACACATAGATATAGAAACAAATTTAACTGTACTAATGAAAATGTTAGAGAGTATTAAAACTACATATACTCCTGAAGAAGCACCTGTTATAAATTTTGTTAGTTCTTGGTTTGTATATGGTCAAAATGAAAATGTGCCGTTTAAAGAAGATTCTCACTGTAATCCTACAGGATTTTATTCTATTACAAAACGTTGTGCTGAACAGATGTTAATCTGTTTTTGTGAAACATTTGGATACAAGTACAGAATATTTAGATTAGCAAACGTAGTAGGAGAGGGTGATGAAAAAATTTCTAAAAAGAAAAATGCACTACAGTATATGATCAAGGAGATTGTAGAAGGAAATGACGTAGATCTATATTACGGAGGCGATGTATTAAGGGATTACATTCATGTTGATGATGTATGTAAAGGAATTAAACTAGCTATGGATAAAGGTGCCATGAATGAAATTTATAATATAGGAAGTGGTATACCTTCTAAGTTTTTAGACTTAATAAATATAGCTATAAATACTGCTTCATCAAATTCAAAAATAAATAATATACCAGCAACAAAATTTCACAATATAGTACAGGTACGTAATTCATACTTAGATGTATCAAAGATTACTAAACTAGGATTTAAATTAGAGTATACTGCATCTTCTGCTGTTAAAAAACTTGTTCAATATTATAAAAATAGAAAATGAAAACAATAATAATTACCGGATGCGGTGGACTTATAGGAAGTGAATCAACTGAATTTTTTTTATCAAAAGGATTTAGAGTGATTGGGATAGATAATAACATGAGAGAATATTTTTTTGGAAAAGATGGCTCAGTAAATTCTAGTCTTGATGACTTACGTGCACAGAATAATTTTATTTTGCATACAATAGATATACGCAATTATATTGACTTAGAAAAAATTTTTAATGAATATTCATCTGATATAGATTGTATAATACATACCGCTGCCCAACCATCACACGACTGGGCAGCAAAAGAACCTTTTACTGATTTTCATATTAACACAACAGCAACATTAAATTTATTAGAATTAACTAAAAAATACTGTTCTAAAGCTACATTTATTTTTACTTCTACTAATAAAGTTTACGGTGATAATCCAAATTATTTACCGTTAATAGAATTAGAGACTAGATATGAATTAGAAAAATCTCATGAGTATTATGAAGGAATACCTGAAAATTTTTCTATGGATCAAACAAAACATAGTTTATTCGGATGCTCTAAATTATCTGCTGACGTATATGTACAAGAGTACGGAAAGTATTTTAATTTAAAAACAACAGTATTTAGGGGAGGTTGTTTAACAGGATCAAAACATAAAGGTGCAGAACTTCATGGTTTTTTAAATTATCTTGTTAAATGTAATATAGAAGGTCGTACATATAATTTATATGGATATAAAGGAAAACAAGTCAGAGACAATATACACTCCATGGATTTAGTATCTGCATTTTATGAAGTTTATAAAAATCCAAAGATTGGAGAAGTTTATAACATAGGAGGAAGTAGATATTCAAACTGCTCCATAATTGAAGCCATATCATTAATTGAAAAGATTACTGATAAAAAAATGAAATTAAATTATATTAATGAAAATAGAATAGGAGATCATATTTGGTGGATTAGTAATACAAGCAAGTTTAAAAAACATTATCCAAATTGGAAACAAGATTATAGTATAGAAAAAATATTAAATAATATAATAGAAATTTATGGTTAATTTTTACAAATCTCAATATGGACAAGATAGATATATAAATGAAAACTATTTTAAAAATAAAATAGGTGGAGTTTTTGTTGATATAGGAGCACATGATGGAGAAAGTTTAAGTAATACTTTCTTTTTTGAAAAAGTTCTTAATTGGAGTGGAATTTGTATAGAACCTCATCCTAAAATTTTTACTAAATTAAAACAAAATAGAAACTGTATATTAGTTGAAGGATGCGCATGGAGTGAAGATACTAATAAAGTTTTTAGAATGATTGAAGGATATTCTGAAATGCTTAGTGGTATAGTAGAAGTTTATGAAGATCAACATGTGGAAAGAATAAATAAAGAAGTAGATTCTTTAAATCAAAAAACCACTGATATTAATATGAAGTGTTATGATATAAATAAACTTTTATTAGATAATAATTTTAAAAAAATAGATTTTCTAAGTTTAGACATAGAAGGAGGAGAGCTAGAAGTTTTAAAATGTATAGATTTTTACAAATTTAATATAAAAACAATGGCTATAGAAAATAATTATGAAAATAAAGATATAAGAGACTTGTTATTTAGCAAAGGATATAATTTAGTAGACAGACTACATACAGATGATATATTTGTAATTCATCCAGAAGTTGAAATAATTAAAAATTATTTTACTGATCAAGATAATTTAACTATATTTGATGTAGGAGCATGCGACTTTAAAGAATCAATTGTATTTAAATCTGCATTTAAAAATTCAAAAGTCTATTCTTTCGAACCAGATTCATATAATATAGATCAATTTTCACAAAATGCTATTAGATTTGGAATAGAAGTATTACCGATAGCGCTATCCGATTCAGATGGAGAAATATTATTTTATCCTAGTGATAACTTAAATGGTAAAACATGGAAAAATTCAGGATCTATAGTAAAACCAGTTGTAAAAGAAGGTACTTCAGAAGGTATTTTTCATGACGGTCTAGAATATGATTTAAAAGGATATAAAGTAAAAACAAAAAGATTTGATACATTTTGCATAGAAAGTAATATAAAAAATATAGATTATTTACATATAGATGTTCAAGGGGCTGAGATGAAAGTTTTAAAGTGTTTAGGCGATTTTAGACCAAAACTAATTTTTGCAGAAACTAGTGAGTTTGAAACTTACGAAACTGGTACTAACTTAAAAGATTTTGATAATTTTATGAAAGATTTAGGTTATATTGTTAAAAATAGATTTAAATACGATACGCTATATGAATTCTACGGAAGTTAAATTTAAAGTAGTAATACCTTCATATAATAATGAAAGTTGGGTAGAGTATAATTTAGCTAGTATATTAAATCAAACTTACACTAATTATGAAGTACTGTATATAAATGATGCATCTATAGATAATACGCTATCAAAAGTTAATGACATAGTTGGAAATCTTAATAATTGGAAAATAATATCAAATAAAGTAAATAGAAGACGTGGATATAATGTAAGTCCCTATAATCCTGACATAATAAACTTCATTAATAATGACGATGATGTCTTGGTATTTGTAGATGGTGATGATTGGTTATTTGATGAAAATGTTTTTTACAAACTATCTAACTTTTATAGTGAAAAAAATATTTGGATGACATACGGAGGATTGATTTGTTATCCTAGTGAAACACCAGGATATCCACAAAATACTAAGTATGCTAATGAAGTTTGTGATAAAAATTTATTTAGATTAGATCATTGGAGAGCTTCTCATTTGAGAACTTTTAAATGGGGATTATATAAAAAAATTAAATTGGAAAGTATGATCTATAGTAAAACTAATGATTACTATTTTCATGCAGAAGATTTAGCAACATCTTTTCCATGTTTAGAAATGTGTCCTGAAAATAAAATAGGAGTTTTAGATTTTTATTCTTATGTATTTAATGAAACACCTTCTAATAGACAACGTGGAATTATTAGAGAGAATGAAGCAGGTAATGAATTAGAACTAGAAATAAGAAATCAAATTCCGTATTCTAAAATAAAAAGTATTTATGAATAAATCAGTTTATATCACAGGTTGTTTTGGACTAATAGGTAGTCACATAACAAAAGCCTGTTTAGAAAAAGGTTGGTATGTATATGGTATAGATAAATGCACATACGCCGCAAATAAAGATCTTTTATTTGAATTCTCAGAAAAGTATAAAGATAAATTTTTATGGGAAAAAGAAGATATTAATAATCTAAAATTTTTATATGAATGTGATGCCATAATAAACACAGCAGCAGAAACTCATGTAGGAAATTCAATAGTTAATTCTAATGAGTTTATCCATTCTAATATAAATGGTGTTCATAATTTATTAGAATTAATTAAAAACTATAGACAGGAATCAAGTAAAAAACCTACACTAATACATTTTTCTACAGATGAAGTTTATGGTGATATAGAAGATGGAGTGCATACAGAATTAGATTTATTAAAACCTTCTAATCCTTATTCCGCAACTAAAGCAGCGGCAGATCAATTAATATTAGCTTGGGGAAGAACATATAAAATTCCATATGTTATAGTTAGACCAACAAATAACTATGGTATAGGGCAATATGTAGAAAAATTAATTCCTAGATCTTGTAAGTATTTAAAATTAGGAAAAAAAATACCTCTTCATAATAATGGAAGTCCTATAAGAAATTGGCTACATGCTTCTGATACAGCTAAAGCAGTTGTAAAAATAATTGAAAGTGAAATTCAAAATGAAATATTCAATATAGCAGGAGGATATGAACAATCTAATTGGGATACTGTTAAGAAAGTAATAAATGAATATAATAGAGCAGAAGAGATTTTTCCTATAGAATCTTATTTAGACTTATCGTACTCAAGACCAGGTCAGGATGTTAGATATGCTTTAGATGATTCTAAACTTAGATCACTTGGTTGGAAACCTGAAGCAGATTTTGATGAAGAACTAAAAGAGATTGTAAATTATTATAAAAATAAATTTATTTGGTAATGGGACTATTTAGAATACAACATACAAATTTTGAGGAAATATTTTCAATGGAGCATTTTGACACAGAACATTTAAATGAATGGGAAGATGCTGGTAGATTACAAGAAAATGCATGGCAAAGAAGATATGAATACGAAGCTTCTCTTATATTAGAAACAATTTCACAGAATCCACATATCAAAAGAGTACTAGAGATTGGTAGTGGTCCAGGAATATTATCTCAAAAAATATTAGAAACAAATCCTAATTTAGAATATCATTTGGTAGATAAACCATTTGCAGAAAAATATTTTAAAGAACATGGATTTAAAGGAACTTTTTTTGTAAAAGAATTATCAAGCGCATTTGATACTTCTGGATTGTATGATAAATACGATTTAGTTATTGCTAATGATTTTTTAGAACATGTATACAATCCTCATATTATTATAAAAACCGTATATCAATTAACAAATGAAAACTCTTTGTTCTTTATAAGCAATCCTAATTGGAGAATGTCTCATCAGTATGTTTATAGAGGTTTATTTGATTTTGATAACTTTATTTATTTACTATATACCCATCATTGGCAAATGGAAGGATTCTATGGATCAGAATTAAAAACTCCTCACTATCCAAGAATTAGTAGTGAAACGCTTTTACCAGATGAAAATATAACTGATTGGAACCATTATATGATCTTTAAACATAGAAAATAATAATATGACAAAAGAACAACTTATAGATTTTGAAAAAGAAATAGGAGATCTTTTTAATGCTGGTAAAATAAAAGCACCTATACATTTATATTCTGGAAATGAAGATCAAATAATTAAGGTATTTAAAAATATAGATACAGAAAATGATTGGGTGTGTTGTACTTGGAGAAATCACTATCAGGCACTACTAAAAGGAATTCCTAAAGAAGTAATTACAGAAAGAATATTAGATGGAAAATCAATGGTAATGAATTTGCCTGAGTATAAATTTATTTGTTCATCTATAGTAGGAGGTATTCCTTCTATAGCGACAGGTATAGCATGGTCTTTGAAATTACAAAATAAAAAAGGAAGAGTGTGGGTTTGGACGGGAGACATGAGTACAGAAACAGGACATTGGCATGAAGCGTATAAATTTGCACAAGGTCATGATCTTCCTATAATATTTGTTGTAGAAGATAATCAGAAGTCTGTTTGTACTCCAACAAATAAAATATGGGGAAGAGATATTCCTTACTATTTAGATAAAGAACCAACAGAAGATATTGTATATCAACCTCATTTAATATACTACAAATATAATAATGAAAAATATCCTCATGCTGGGGCAGGACAAAGAGTTCAATTTTAATATTATGAAATACGCAGAAGAATTAAAACAAGCAATGAGTTTTTTAGCAGAAGATCCAAAAACTATTTTTATTGGTCAAGCTGTAGAGTATGAAGGAACCGGATTGTATGATTCATTAAAACATATATCAGAAAATAAAAGAATAGAATTACCTGTTGCAGAATATCTACAATGCGGTTTAGCAAATGGAATGGCAATAGAAGGCGGATTAATACCAGTATCTACATTTCCTAGATGGAATTTTATTTTAATGGGCGCAGATCAAATAGTAAATCATCTTGATAAATTTATCACTATGTCAAGTGGTAAGTGTAGACCTAAAGTTATTATTAGAGTTGCAGTAGGAAGTGAGAGACCTATAGATCCCCAATGTCAGCATAAAGGAAATTTTTCTAATGCATTTAGATCCATGCTTCAAAATATAGAAGTTATTGAATTAAATGAACCAGAAGATATTATGCCTGCTTATAAAAAAGCTTTAGAGCGTGAAGATGGTAAGAGTACAATTCTTGTAGAGTTTGCAGACTATTCAAAAGAAAAATAATGAAGATTCTTATAACAGGTAGTAATGGCACTATAGGTAGATTTTTATCTAAAAAATTAAAGAATCATGATGTATATACACCTAAAAGATCTGTAGTAGACTTCACTAATAGAGGGCATGTAGACCTATTATTTAATTCTCATACTAGGTTTGATTTGGTTATTCATTGCGCAGTTAGAGGTGGTAGTAGATTGTATCATGATAGCTGGGATGTTTTAGATGATAATATAAGAATGTACTATAATATTTTAGAACACAAAAATAAGTATAGTAAATTTATAACATTTGGATCTGGAGCTGAAGATTATTTAGACTACACTCCTTATGGTCTAAGTAAAAAAGTAATTCATAAATCTATACTTGATCAATTTAATTTTTACAATATAAGAATATTTTCTTTATTTGGTGAAGGAGAATTAGAGACTAGATTTATTAGATCTGCATTAAGTAATTATGTAAATAAAAAACCAATTGAAATACATAGAAATAAATTCATGGACTTTTTTTACATGGAAGATCTTTGGACCGTAGTTAAATATTATATAGAAACTGAATATCCTGCCAAGTTCGTAGACTGCTGTTACTCAAAAGAAAAAAGATCTTTAATTGATATTGCTAAACTAATAAACACTTTAGGAGACTATGAAGTGGATATAAACATTGAAGATAAAATTAGTAGTACTACAAAATATGTAGGAGAGGAAACTTCACTATTAGATCTACCAATAGACTTAATAGGTTTTGAAAATGCATTAAAATTAGAATATGAAAAATATAAGTTTTGTAACTAACACATCCGTTAACACCAGAGATCATGTAGAGTTGTTAATGAAATCTTTAAAAGATAATTTAGATGGCAAAGAGCATGAGATAATAGTATTTATAGATTCAGATAATGAAGATGTTTATGGTTATTTAAAAAGCATTCAAAAAGATTTTTTTGATTTAAAAATAATAACACATAAAATAAAACCTTGTATAGGATATTCTAGGAATAATAATTTATTAGTAGAATTAGCAAAACACGATATAATATCCTATCTTCAATCAGACATGGTTATAGGTCCTCATTATGATACCAATATATTATCTGAGATAGAAGATAATTGTATATTGTCTGCAACTAGAATAGAACCACCATTACATGGATATTCTGATTATACAATAACAGAAGATTTTGGAACAGATCCTACAGTATTCGATATTAATAAATGGAATGCATATTCCGAATCTGTAAAATCTAATAGAACTGCTGAGTATTTCTTTGCACCTATAACATTTTATAAAAAAGTATGGCAAAGCATCGGTGGTTATGATACGTTATTTAGAAGATCAAGAGAAGATTCAGATCTTGTACAAAGATGTATTCACGCTGAGATTAAACTAATTCAAACTTGGAAAGCTAATGTATATCATTTTACATGCACAAGTTCTAGAGGAAAGAATTGGTTTGATCCAAATAACGAAGAAGCTAAAAAAAGAGTGGAACTTCAAAAAGTTGCTGATGGAATTGAATTAAGAAGATTTTTAAAAAAGTGGGGAGGATTTAATCATGGAGAATCTAAATTAAAAAAATTAGATATAGACCTAGTAATTAAAGATAGTAGAACGATAAATCCAATGTTCCTTGCACAATTAGAAGTTTATTTTTCTAGAGTATGGATATCTAGTCAGGATCAAAAACAATTAATGATTAATACTCTAAGTAATGAGCATGAGCCAGCAAATCAACTTTTAGGATTTTCAAATGAAGATTGGAACTTTGCACAAAAGTTTTATAATGCAACAGATTTTGAATCTATATATAAAGTAGGAAGCCCAATAGACTTTAATATAAAAGTAGAAGTAGACTTTACAAATATAGATCCAACTAAAGATGAATTCTTACAAAATATAACGCGCTTGGGTGACATTCTGGAAGGTTCTGAACCTGGAATATATGAACTAGGATCTGCAAAAATAGAGGTTAGAAATGTGGTAGATCTAGCCCAGAATCAAATTGTTGTAACTAATCCACCGTTCGACTATTCATTATTGATTATAGAGTAATATTTATATAAAAAACAAATGGCAAAGGCAGCTAATCCATTATTTGATATAACTGTAGCAGGAAAAAAGTACAAACTTAGGTTTGACGTAAATGATAATCCAACAAAGCTTGGAGTTAAAATGCAGTTCGTATTAGATCAAGAACTTGAAGATCCTAGAGATAAGCAAATGTTAGCTAATGAAATTAGTGTGGCATTACAAAAGAAACTTGGTGCTTCTGGAGTTATGGTTGACTATGATGATCGCAATCCATATAAAAACGTAATAGGCTTCATTGTACCTTTAAATTCTGTGGCAATGCTATTGATTAAAGCCATGAAAGGAGGAGCTTAAAATAAAATAAATTAGTTATGGTAAGAAGAAGAGTTGTCAGGGCTTTATTTGATAATCCTGAACACATTACAGCAGAAGACGTTTCCCAATCTGAAATACTTAAATCTTTATTAAAGATACATATACCTAATTCTATAGAGTATGCTATAGTTAATAAGAAGATTTATGCTTGTTTGTTTGAGATAAATGAAACTAATGAATACGTAGAGATCCATAAAAACCATTGGGTACAGGCTTTAGAAACCTGTTTATTATGGTATGTTGAAGAAGAGAATTATGAAATGTGTACTCATATTAAAAATATGATTCAATCAATTCAAGATAAGAATAAGGCCAGAAAATTTACAACTAAAACTAAAGCCAGTGGAGAATGATTTCAAACAAATTCAATTAGGAGTAGACTCTATAATTGGAACTAAGACTGTAATAAGAAGAAAGAAAAAGACTGAAGTAGATAAGAAGAGAGAATTGTTTTTTAACATGATGAATAGTCTAGATGAATTAAATGTTAGACAAAACATTATGTATGCAGATCTTAACTTAGACTTTGCAGATTATGATGAGAAGTTTTTTACTGTTATAGATGCTCTTATCTATATGCACTTTGGTAAACAATGTACTGAGGTAATTAGTTTCTATTTATATGAAAGAGTAAATAGTGATGGTACATTAAATCCAATAATAGTTAATGACAAAGATGAATTAATACTTGAAAATCCATATGATCTTTGGCATTTAATGTGTAAATTAAATCCTAAGTTAGATGCCTAAAGGATTCTTCACAAAAGAAAACATGGCTAAGGAAGCCAGACCAGATACCTGGTGGAATAAAGGACTTCAATTAACAGAAGAGCAACTTAGAGAAGCTATGGCAAATAGCCGTAGTAATAAAGAAGCCGCTAGATGGCTTGGTATTACAGATATAACGTATAAGAAATACGCTAAGTCTTATATTGATCAAGAAACAGGAAAGAGTTTATTTGAATTACATAAGAATATTCCTGGTAGAGGTGTACCTAAAAACCTTGCAGGTTCCAAATGGAAAGTTGACTTAGATGAAATGCTTAAAGAGAGTCAACCTATTAATTCAAAGAGAATAGCAAAGCTCAAAGAAGCTTTAATGAAAGATGGTAGACTTGGATATCAATGTTCATCGTGCAAGTTCTCAGAGAAAAGATTAACAGATATGAAAGCTCCACTACTACTCAGTTTTAAAAACGGAAAGAAGAGTGATTGGAGACTTGAGAATTTACAATGGCTTTGTTACAATTGTCATTTTCTTTATGTAGGAGATCCATTCTCAAATAAGATGTTACAAAGAGTAGAAGCAGTTTCTATTGATAGTCCTGAAATAAAAGAAGAAGTACAAGAATTATATCAACTCGATGACTTTTACTATGAGCATTTAAAAAAGCTTGGACTAGAAGGAGATGGAGATATATTATTCAAAGACGAAGACATCATAGACTATAAGGATCAAGACGATGGATCCGAATTTATAGACATTAGAAAGTAACCATTTATATATATAGTTTCTTTATATATATAACCTATTGATTTCCAATACTTTATAACTTATTGATTTTCAATCACTTGCATAACTGATTGATTTCCAATCGACAATTTTTAAAAAAAGACTAAAAAGATTTTTTTATGTCAAAAATATGTCTTAATTTTACTATGTATCAAATCAATAATGAATATGGACATCAAGATCTTCGTTTTTAACTACATTACTAAAGAAACAGTCATTGACAGTACAATTACTGTTCAAGGCGATTTTGCAACAGCCGAGGCTAACCACCAGGTATTTAGAGAAGTTCATCCGGACTGTCAAGTCAATTTTGTAATTGATAGTAAGAACTTTATTTTTGCTCCGCCTTTAAATCAAGAAAAGGACGAGATCGCTTATGAAGAAGGTCGTATGACTTGGAACGAGTATGTGTCTAAATGGCACGGAGGTTCAGCATTAGAAAGCGATAGCGATATGCCTAGCTATGAAGATATGGCGCATGCTGCATTTTATTCTCAAAATTTATAAAATAATAGGATATGAAAATATTAAGCGTAAATGATTATTTTGTAGAGGTATTGTGGATAGACGATAATGAGATCGAATACATTCCACGTGAAGAGTTTGACAAGAAATATGGAGCTCCAACTGATCCTTCAATTCCAATTTTATTCATTAAATAAATAGTTATGACGTTAACAATTCCAATCGTTACTTATCCACATTTTCCAAAAGAAATTCAAACAATCCACTTAAATTAAAGTTATGACTCAGAAAGAAATTAAAGCATTGGCATCAGAGATCGTTGGTGACGGACAACTTCCTAATAAGTTTTTTGTAACAGTAAGTCCTTACATTACAACTATTGATGAGTTTGGAGATCATAATCAAGAGCTTATTGATGGGTATACTGATAAAGATACTACAATAGAACTCTTCGACACTTATGAAGAGGCCGAGGAATATTTTAATACAATAGATCTTGATCATCGTTACGGCACAGGACATGCTATGATTGAAGATAGATTGACTGGACAAATTACAGAAATATTTTTAGAGTCAGTAGTTGAAGTCAATTATCATTTACGCGGACATGACATGTCAAAAACATTTGGTTATAAAAAATAATACTATGAATAAATTAAGAGTACAGAAAACAATTCTACCTAAGAATTCTTTAGAGTATAATGAATGGCTAAAAGAATTTAATTTTGGTAGTGCTTATGATCTTACTAAAGAGAAAGCTAGGAAGCATTCTTTAAATGATCACTATGACTTTACCAAACTAATTCCTCAGACTGAAGAGTTTAGTTTTAAAAATATCCTAGAATTGGTTAAATTTAAGTTCCTATGATAATTGTGCACTCTTTTATAGTCCCGTTCTTTTGGATAGATGAGAAAGGTCCTTATCTAATAGATGATGACGGGAGAAGAGATTTGCCTCAAGGTACCACAAGAGATCAGATCCTGTGGTTCAAGAAGCCTTATAGAGGTGGAAAGAATCCGGCATTTGAAAGAGATATTGAATGGGATGTGGAAGGTACAAAAGGTAAAAAGTATCTAGTGACACTTAAAGGAAAAACCTGGGAGTGCAACTGTGACTCTTTTAAATTTTCTGGAAATAAAAGAACATGCAAACATATAGAGGACTTAAAGGGTTCATATTTATCATAGGACCTAAAACCTATCTATATGAACAAGAAGGAAAGAGAGTTCGTCAAATACGTAAAGTCTGAATGTAAAAAGTATGGAGTCAAGTGTGACTTGAGGAAAACTAGATATGTCAGATTATCAGGAAATATAAAGTGCTCAGGATATTTTGATGAAGATGCTCCGGCCCTTGTTTGTTCAATGAATAGAAAGGATTGGATAGAGATCCTTGCACATGAATTTTCTCACCTCACTCAATGGGTAGAGCAGATAGATATCTGGAAAAAGTGTATGACAAGTATGCCTCTTGTAGATGCTTGGTTAGAAGGTGAAGAGGTTCCTAATATAAAGAAACATTTGGCAGTATCTAGAGAGTTAGAACTAGATAATGAAAAGAGGTCTGTAAGAATTATTAAGAAATTTGGTCTAGATGTAGATATAGATAGTTATATAAAGAAAGCTAATGCCTATATCTATTTCTACAATAGACTACTGGCTACAAGAAAGTGGGCTACTCCAAACAATAGTCCGTACAGTAACCAAAAGATCATAGAGAAAATGCCAAGATATTTTAAAGCTGATTATTCAATAACACCTAAAAGAATAGAAAAAGTATTCATACAAGAAAACTTATAGTTATGGACTCAACAATAAAGCCTACGAGAAAACACGTAAATCAAATCCTTGATTGGTGTATAAAAACTTATGGCAAATCTAAATTCAATAGACCAATTCCAGAAATAGAGTTTAAGAAACCAGACTACTATACAGAAGGATGTATAGCATATTACGATGAGATTGATGCTGTTATATTCGTAGATAAAGTTGCTAACGATAATTTAACTGAATTAGCAAATAGTATTATTCATGAATATATACACTATAAACAAAACATGAAGCATTATCAGATACTTGCAATGTATCTACCAGACCATAAAAATCCTATGGAGATTGAAGCTTCAAAAATTGCTAAAAGAGACACAAAAAAGTGTTTAAAAGAACTATTCGGCACTAAGTAGTTTAATCTTACTATTAATATTTATTGTTATATTAAATAACTATAAAGTATGACCTTACTTCAGGTAGCAGAATCAGAACATATAAAAGAGTATTTTTTGCAATACGGAATTTTAGGCATACTTGCTTTTTTACTTGGATATTTTGCATGGATGCAATATCAAAGACTTGTTAAAAAGAATGATATGCTTGAAGAAAAAGTAGATAGACTTCAAGAAGAGATGATGGGATTAATTGCAGAAGAAAGAGATAGATTAGCAGAACTTATTAAAGATAATACTGAAGCGTTACGTGAATTACAGAAAACAATATTCAAGTATATGGTTAAAAATAATGAGTGATGGATTACAAGAAATATTCTTTAGGCAAAATGGGAGACAAGTTAGTTAAAGCAATGGAAGCTAAAGAGCATTTCGATAAAAAAGAAGTTGAAAATAATTATATTAGAAAAATACAGACACTAAAAGAGATCCTTACTCACGAATATAAATTTGCTAATGAAAATAAAGGTAAGCATTTAAATTATGCAATTAAATTAGAAGTAGTTGAAAAGCATATTGACTACGTAAAAAAGGTTCAAAATAAAAAGTCATTTGATCAATCAGACAAACAGATCATAGACCAACTAATCCTAAAGTACACTTCTCATAACTGATTGATTTCCAATCACTTATAACTTATTGATAATCAACCACTTATAACTGATTGATTTTCAATCGAGAATTTTCAAAAAAGATCAAAATAAATTTTTTTGTTTCGACGGATTGTCTTAATTTTACTATGTATCAAACAAATAAAGGTTATGAATAAGCAAATTATCCTCTCAGCTTTAGAAGCACAGCTCAAGACAAAAGAATCAGAAACAGAAGTCTACGAAAATAACGTAGTCAAGCCAGCGTACGAAGCACAAAATGCCGTCATCTTATCTTGGTTCCAAGAAAATGTATCTAATTTAATTCAAAAAATAGTAGCTACTAGCGATAGGATTGAGATCATGAAATTCGAAGAGCACGCACGTTGGAATTCGTGTACCATTTCTTTAATGCATGACTATAGAAGTGAAAATAGATCTAAGTACGCTGAATTTAGTTGGTATAGTTCTAGAGCTACGGCAAAAGACGGATTTGTTTTAGCCGATGTACAGGTATTTGGAGCAGTAGCTGCTAAGTTTCAAGAAATAGAAAACAAATTCAAGCACGAATGGAGTCCAGCATTCTTAGAGATATATCGTGAAGCAAATAAAATGGAAAGAGAATGCTCAGATTTGCGTGTTACGATTAGTAATACAAAGAGCGAGATTGCTAATGAAGCAAAGAATCAATACAAAAAAGTTGGCTTCTCTTGTGAACTAAACACTAAGAAGTATATCAATAGAAATTATGACACGGGTGAAGTTACTTTGGAAGATATTAAACACCAAATGAAATTGCAAATAGGTAGAAGTAACTATGATTATGTATATGTAAGTGCTTTCAAAGTGAAAGAATTAAACAAGTATAAATGTACATTAGAGTTTTCTAATGACAGCCGATCAGATAAAGAAGTTACAATAACAATTAAGAGATTTAATGAGTTTATTGATGACGTATTTAATTGGCAGAATGGTGGATCTGAAAGTGATAGTAGGTATACAACAGATAGATACAATAGGCAATATGCTAAAAAAGAAAATGCATAATAATGAAAACATTTAAAGACTTAGAATTTATAGAAATGAAAGATCTATTCTATAATGGAGTACAGTGTAGAATTCAATTTGGCAATGGATACGGAGCCAGCATAGTTAGGCACAACTTTAGTTATGGAGGAAAAGAAGGTCTCTATGAGCTTGCTGTATTAGATGAGAATGGAAAGCTGCATTACGACAATCCAGTAGCTAATGGAGATGTTAGAGGGCATTTGACACCTGATGAAGTTACAGAACTATTAAAACAAATTCAAGAGTTATGAAAAAGTATTGTAAAGTATGTGGAACTGAGATCCACCCAAAACGTGTAGCATTAGGATATTCTACTTCTTGTGTAAAGCATTCGACTGCCGAAAGATACACAGGTATCGTGGCAGCAGGATCTAAAAATGACTTTGAAGTTCATGTCATTAAAGATAGTAAGGTTGCCAAAGAACTTGTTAAGATGTCAAATATTTATTAGAAAGAATCAAATGAATTACGTAGATCCAGTTAAGTATAGCAAAGCAATTCTATCATTGATGGAAGATGAATCAATGCCACAAGAGGAAACCATTCCTGTTGAAGGTACTATGAGCATGAAAGAGAGAGTTAGTAAACTTTCTCCTGATGATCAAAAGAAACTTAAGGAATACATTGATGCTATAAAAGAAATTAAGAAAGAGATCAATGAATTAATTAATAAAGATGCCATTGCAGAAGAAGGTGGTAATATGTCTTCAGGATTGTATATGAGTACAGAAGAGGAATAAAAAAGAAATAAAATGGTTTTGTTAAATTTAGTTTACGGAGTTCTTTACGGTATTATAGGACAAGTCTTATCTTTTATTCAACTACAAGGTGGTATCAAATGGGGTTGGACTGAGAAATACAGTTGGGCTCTTATGCTACTTGGACTTCCTATTAGTTGGGCATTCATGAAGAGTGTCGAGAATTTTATCTTAGCATTTGGTGGAGAAATCTATCCTAGTCGCATACTTGGTTTTGCGGTAGGTATAATTACTTTTGCTTTAATGGGTTGGTTTTTATTTAAAGAAGGTATCTCACTAAAGACTTCAATTTGTTTATTTCTTTCTTTTTGTATAATTTTGATACAAATATTGTGGAAATGAAAACTATTGTATTAGGAGACACTCATGGAAGATCTAATTGGAAATTGGCTATTCATCAAGAAAAGCCTAACAGAGTCATATTCATTGGTGACTACTTTGACTCATTTGAGTTTAGTGGAGTAGAGCAGATTAATAACTTCAAAGAGATTATAAAGTATAAAGAAGATAATCCACAAGTTGAAGTAATAATGTTAATTGGCAATCATGATCATCATTACTTTCCAGAAGTAGGATATACAGGTACATCAGGTTATCAATCAAAAATTGCTCCATCAATTACACAAGTTGTAGATGAGAATAGACATCATTTGCAAATGGCTTATGGTTTTGGTGAATATCTATTTACTCATGCCGGTGTAAGTCCTGTTTTTATGGATGAAGTATTTGGTAAGAATGATTGGAGTATTGAAAATGTTGTAGTTGATCTAAATGAAATGTTTAAATATAAACCTAGAGCATTTGACTTTAATGGTTTTGAAGCAACAGGCGATAATACTACACAAACTCCTATATGGATTAGACCTAGATCTTTAATGTCTGTAAATAAGAAACATCCTAAAGGATTAAAGGATGATTATATCCAAATTGTAGGACATACGGCTATGCGAGAAATAGATATTATAGGCAGTGATAAATTTACAGGAGGCAGATATTATTTTATAGATACTATGGAATATTCTGGAGATTATTTAATTATAAATGATGGTATGTTAAGTGTTAATTCTGTAAAATGATTATTAACTATGTCAGTAAAAGAAAGAGCAAATTTCTTAGTAGAAAGATATGGAGAGAATTGTATTCAAGTTGTTAATAGTTTATTAGAAGACAATACAGAAACAAAGTATTTGTCTTATTGGAAAGATGTACTTAAAACGTGTCAAGAAATTATAACAAATAAAAAACAAGTTAATGCCTAATGTAGTTGATCTAGTAGATCGTATAGAAGAAATGTTTACTGATATGCCTGATAAAAGAAAGAAGAAGGAATATCAAGAATGGAAAGTAACTATCAATAAGTTAATAGAAGAAGTAAATAAAGTATCAAAGATAAAAATGTATTCAACTATTAAATAAAGAGTTATGGCGTACAGTCGTTTCGGATCCAGCCATTGGTACACTTATTGGTATGAAGATTATAGATCAGGAATAAAGTTTCCTACTAAAAGAGAAAAGAGGAAACAAATGTTTATGATCCATGACTTTCCTACGTATATAATTACATACGGTGAACTACAAGATAAAGGAATAGGTAGAATATGGGATGATATAAGATTATTCTATTGGACAGACACAGAAGAGTTCAAAGCAAAAAAACCTTCTGAAACTGAGATGCGTGAACTAATGGATTATATTTTTAGATGGGAAAAAGATGTGAATGAATATTTTAAGTTATTAAATTTTATAAAGTGTGAATGGTATTATCCATTAAGAATTAAAATAAAAAGTTATGGAAAAAAATTATAAGCAACACAATTCTGGACATTATCTAGAATTAGCTGATAGATTAAGTGTCATTATGGGTAACTTAGATGAATACTGTTATGATCATCCTGCATCTAATGATGATATAAAAAAACTTATAGATGAAGCAATGAAAAATCTTTGGGATGCATATCAAATAACAGGAGTAAACATATGTGAATATTCCGGACTAAGAGGTTTAGAAGGATATGAGTAAGCGCGGCCGCGGGTAGGGTGCTTTCCGAGAGGGCCTAAAAAATACCATAAATACAAATATGCCAGAAACTACACTACAAGAAGTCCTAATCATACTAATAACATGGGAAATAACAAGACTCATACTAAGAAAGTTATGGTATAAAATAATAAACAGGCTATGAAATATAATGACCCAAGAATATCTAGAATCCTAGAGCTAGAATTAAAAGTAACTAGAGCGGTAATCAACGGCCACCGCCCGTCCGAAAATGATGAATATCAAAAAGAAAGATTAGAAATTCAAAAACTAAGAAAAGAAATAGAGAATGAAAACAGAAGCAACAGAG